ATCACCCCAAGTTTTTAGCTCACCTTCAATTGTTTTAAGTTTTGAGATTAGCGTATCAATATTTAAATTACCTTGAATTGGAATTATTTGTTGAGATAGTGTAACCATTTGTTCTTCCATCTCACCCTTTCTTTTTTCTAATTCTAATTTTTCAGAATCTAATTCACCATATTCAACTTTCTTCTCATTCAAGTCGGTTTCTTTTTGTGCCAACTCTGTCGAAAAATCCGTCCTTCTAAAATTTCTGATAAGTGCGTTCACATCCTTAATATCATTAGTAGCAGTTTCATACAACTTATCAAACATATCCAATCCCATAAATTGAGCAAGAAGGTCTTTCCTTTCCGATTGTGATTTATCAATGAATAATGCGTTGTTTCCTTGTAAACTCAATGCCGTCATTACAAAATCCTCATATCTTCCTACATAGGTTTCAATGACTTGGTTTGTATCCCTTCTCTCCGTACCATTAAGTGATTCCCTTCCATTATCACCATCTCTCCAAAACTCCACATCCACTTTTACGTTTCTTCCCTTATTAATAGTTCTTCCCTCTCTACGAATGTGATACATTACACCATCAATAGTAAAATCTAATTGGCAATGAAAATCTTGCTTTCTATTGTTCATAACCGCAGATGCTTTATAAGCCCTACTACACTTATCGAATAAACAAAATGAGATTGCATCAAATAGAGATGATTTACCCTGTGCATTTGGTGCGAATAATCCCATCAATCCGTTTACCTTATCAAACTTAATAATATTGTCCTCACCATAGCTGAACATATTAGAGAAGTCAAACTTTATTGGTTTCCAACTTATATTCCTTTGTAATTCAGATGGTTGTACTCTACTATTAATGTCACGATTTATTTTCTCTATTCCAGCTAAGTCCTCCTTTGTCACGAAGGGTAGCATCCGTTCGATATACTCCCCTATTAAAGAGTTTTGATGGTTTATATCACTTACACTATCAACCTCTAACCTGGCCTCTCTATCGTTGGTTTTTTTGGTATTGAATGTATCAGTTCTAATGATTGTAAAATCTTCTACACCATATTTTGCAGTAATATCAGCCATCATACGTTTTGTATCGGCGGTATCCATATTAGTTATTCTTACTCTCAATCGAGGGTATAACGGCATATCAGTTACATCTGGTACAATACCACCATCAACATCTAAAGTGTAATATCCGTAATCGTTTTGGATATCAACCGCTTCATAGGTCATTGTATCCAAATCCCAAACTAAGAATCCGTGCCCATCTAAGGTTTCACCGAAGTTTTGTTGTACCAATGAACCGGCATATACCACCTTACACCCACTTGGTGATGTCATCTCTTGTCTTTTATGAATATCCCCTAATAAGGCTAAATCATATCCATCAAATATTTCAGTTGTAAAATGTCTACTACTAACTACATATCCCACATCGGTTGTAGAGTTATCAACAGGTCCGTGAAATAATGCAATCTTTTTATTTCCAAATAGAGTATCTGCTTTAGGCCAATTATCTTTGTTATCAAATATACTGAATACTGCAAAATCAACATCTCCGATTCCGTAAACTTGCGTATCTTTTAAATAAGTTAGGTTTGGTAACTTCAATGCGTCAACTATTGGAGTAAGTACATCTAATCTATCCGAATTGTTCATATTACAATCGTGATTTCCAGCAATCATAATAGTTTCACAATGGTTTGTACATTCTGTCAATAACCAACTAATCTCTTTAACTAATTCCGGACTCATTTCCAATTTGGCATGAGCAATATCACCGGCTAAATAAATGATAGAATCTTCAGTTCCTCTTTTTTTAATCTCATCAAACATACCATAGAATACTTCTCTGAATTCTTTGTGTCTTTTGATGTTTCGGATGTGTATATCCGCAATGTGATAAATTCTTTTTAATTTACTCATATATTATTTAGTTTCGAAAGTACTAAGTCATCCCATCCGGTTTCTTTAGCACCTTTCAATAGTTCGTTTACTTTTTTAAATCCCATTTCACCAGCATCCTTATCGGTTGGTATAATATTCTTAACTTTTATTCCATTTTTTTGAAACCATTCGGTATGTTTTGTAGAATCATCTACTGCATCGGAATCTAACATAATTGTTATTTCTTTAACACCATTCTCCATAATTTTGTTTTTCAATTTACTAAGTAAGAATTTACCTAATAACGGAATCACATTTCTTTTTACTGAAAATGAATCAAATACACCTTCGACTAAAGTAATAGGTTCGTTCCAATTAATTTGGTTTTCAAACACAATTACATCTCTACTAATTGGTGGATTCTTATATTTGTATGGCTCATCTTCGTAAAAAGAACGAGCTACAAAATAGTTTAACTCTCCATCGGAATTATAAGAAGGTATAATAACTCTACCGCCATATAAACCATCTTCGCAATATCCTATATTATGTTTTACAATATCTGCTTGAACAATACCTCGTTTACTAAGGTAATGAAGGACTTGGTTATAAACTGGATTGAAACCTTTTGGTTTGAAATATAATTGTTTGAATTCTTTTGGTAATTGTAACTTAGCTACATATTCTTCCTTAGAATCATATTCTGGTTCATCACCATAAACATCTTTGACCTTATTGAGGTCTCTTATATCCACATTGAGTTTGCGGAGAAGGGAATATATACTTCTACCTTTAGAATCACAAACCCAGCAGTGCCATCTTTGAGTATCTAAATTGATTTGGAGTTTCTTTTTATGGTGATTACAAAAAGGACAATGATGGGCCTGTTCATTTCCTTTCAGAGATGAGCCCACACCAAGTGTAGAATCTAATATTGTAATTATTTGTAATTTGTTCCTACCAGATAGCATGAATTGGATATTAATATCACAAATATACGAAAATTATCTGATATAACCTAATTAATGGTTGGAATTCTTTACCTCATAAAGAAAATCTGCTAAAAATTGTAATTTGTTAGCAATTTGTTCTCTTGGCATATTGTTTGCCACCATTCCTTTAAGGTCTACTAATGATGCTGCTGCTATTTGAAGTGCATCATCTTTTGCGTTTAAATAAGCTTCGGAGATTCCGAACTTTTGTGCGATTTGCGGTATTGTCATAACTCTGGGTTTATTATATCCCTACGGAAGAATTTTCCCATAAGGTTTTCGTTTATTGCTTGTTCATTGGCTAGTACATCATAATGAAACTGCCATTTAATTTCGTAATATGATAAGGATTTTTTGGAAAAGCAAAACTGGATAATCTCTCTTTCAAAATCACCAGCTCTACCTTCTTTTACTTCGGACTTAATCCATTCGTTTGATGAATAGTATTTCTCCCAATCGGAAGCACTTCTAACAACTCTCTTTCTAGTCTTGCCCTTAAGGGGCTTCAATCTTCGAACCTGATTTAGGGATTTCTTCCCTATATAAAATCTACCAGTTGGTATGTGTATCATTTTATAGATAAACCCAACTGCACCTTCCGGTGTGTTTTCCTCTGTAACAATATTTCCATTAAATTTCCAACTCATTAATTACTTATTAGTAATAGTATCGGAATACTTTTTTACATTTAAATCACCGCCTCTTGCTTTCTTTAAAGCCTTCTCATCTTTAGATAAATCTAACGAAGGTTTAAATGCGCTTTGGTCACCTATTTTCTCCGGGTCACCACCTTTAGCATTAATTTTACCAGTTTGTGGTACTCCGTTTTTATAAATATCAATTATACTTGCCATTTTTTTAGTATTAGTTTGTCTATATAAATATAACCTTATGTATCAAAACGAACAATAAAGTTCAATGGGTAATCTGGCATTGATTTTATTGGTTGTGGTAACTTAGCAACCGCTACCATATTTAAATCATCATCATATAACCCAATTGTTGTAATGTATGGTGCTAAAAATGAACCCGTAGTATCCAATGAACTACTATAATCATATTCACCAAATCCACTAAATACAGTAGGATTTACATTAGATTGAATAGAATGTAATTTAATTTTACCAAATTTACCATCAGCATCATAATCTACTGCTGTTGGGTTTTGTGAAACATTAAATTCAGATTCTAATACAGATAAAAGAATTTCATTTTCATAAATTGTTTTAGTAGAACGAAAGTTTAACGTATATTGTGATAATACAGACCCACTAACAATATCCCTTGTCAGTATAACTAGTCCTCTATCATAAAATATATTACCAGCTACATTACTTCCAGAATCTATAAGATTTGAATACCCATCATCTTCATATATTTTTCCATTTTGCTCATCTTCTAATCGTACACTACCAATTTTAACACCTTCTCCATAATATATCTGTGGGATGGATATTACCGCAAATTCATTGTTTAAATTTCGTTCATCAGTAGATGTATATGATTTTCGTAGTCCAACTTCAGTTATTATTGATGCAGTATCCGAATTTCTATAAAATTGTGATTTTACAGATTTATATAAAACTTTTCTAACAAATCCGTGAGTTTTTTCATCAGAATTCACATCTATCAATGTGGCGTTTGATACTTCTCCAAATAATGGGTATGTATCGTTCTCATCCAAAACCCATTCTTTATAAACTTTGATTGGTCTTGTAATTATATCAGATTTAGGAATTTCTTTAATCATCTATTGCGTTTTATATAAATATTCCTTAAACTAAAAACCCCCTTTCGGGGGTTCTTATATTATGCTTACTTTTAATTAAAATGATAATTTAACTTTAATTAGTACTTCCTTATCAAATGATTTAACTACTGGTTGCGATGTTTTTGCAACAGCTATTAATTCGTTTGAATCATTATATAATCCAATTGTTGTAATATACGTTTGTGGGTCAGTTTCAAATGTAGATTCTACAAAGAAACCATCCGCATCGATATATGTAGGATTATTAGAATAGTTAAATTCTCTATTCGTTGCTCTTACAAAGAAATGTTGAGTAGAAATGTTTTCAGTTCTACGTGCTTCAAAATCACCACCTCTTTGAATCGCTTGTAATAATCTATATTGATTAAACTGCTCTGATGTTTGAAGGTGTGATGGTGTTACACTACCACTTTGGATAAATACACCATCCTTTGTATAAATTGTTTGGTTTGCAATAGTACCTAATGTAGAACCGATTGCATCAGCGTTAAGAACAATAATACCTCTGTCAGGATAGAATAATCCATATCCTTGTCCGTTTGTACCAACTGTTGTATTGATGGTTGCTTCATTTTCAGTTCCTAAATTCAAAGAACCAGAAACAACTTTAAATACTCTACCACTTAAACCTAAATCATCTCCAAATTTCTTACCACTATTATCGATGAATGTAAATGTACCACTTCCGCCAGTCAATGTTAATGACCAGTTACCAGCATCCATTTTTTCTCTAAAACGGCTTCTAGCTACATTTATAATGTAAATTCCATTTGCATCAACTTCAATGCCAGATGTGTTTTCAAAAGAGAACTTACTATCAGTTGGGTCTAACAACATTGAACGATATTGTGCGTATGTTGCTTTTGTTGCAAGTAATGCAGAATCGTTAGTTGCCAAATTCATAGAACCACTACCATTAACATGTCCATAAGCAAGTGCGTATTGAACTTCAGCTGAATCTGAAAATGCTATTGGATTGTAATCATACACATTAGCGTAGTAATATCCACTCGTTGAGGTAGTTTGTGCCGATGCTGTAAAAAATTGTGCTAAAGAACCAGAATCACCAGACCATAGACCTGTTGTTACTATTTCTATTTTAGCATTTACTTTATCAAAATCACCAAATCTCTTATAAATACCAGTAGCTACCCCAGCACCGGTTGAAATTTGTTGTCCCGCCGGCAATACCGAGTTAAGTAAGGTTACTAATTGATTTGAATCAATCGTACCTGTATTAGCCAAATCTCTAATTTGGGCGGTTATATTAGGGTCATTAATTAGTGCCATTTTATATATCTATTTTATGCTTTATAAGTTACAGCCACAGGAATTGTTTCTGAACCACCAGTCTCATTTCCGTATACTGTTATTGTTGTTGAAATATCAATTGTCAAGTTTGGATTTGGTGTGAATCTAAATTCTAAACCACTTACCACTTGTGCAGTTGTTGTAATTTCTTCTCCTAAGAAAACAGGAACACTTCCAACATTGGTAGCTCCTCTAGTCACAGTAATAGTACCAGCTCTTTGGTCGGTTAATACTACGGTGTATCCGGCATTTGCATTTCCAGATGGAGATGTTGTTGGGGTTAATCCTACACCACCTTCAGTTTGATTAACTGCAATAGATGGTACACCAAATCTAACAACAGGAATTTGAGTTGTTCCTTTTGGAAGGGTAACTAATTTATATCTTAATACTTGTGTTTCATCAGGTGAAGCTTCCGTAATAGGAATAGCTCTAATCGCTGAATCATAATAAGCAGAACCTTTTGGATGCGCTGGTTCATAAAGCGTGTAATCAATCTCATCATCTCCCAAAGAAAACTTTGAAATGTTTAATGATTGACCGGATGCCAATTTTTGTCTTCCTTTTTTGGTAAGAATTGCATCTACTGTTATTTCGGTATTATCTAAATATGCCATTTGATATTGTTTTTTTTAATTCTTTTATTATCTAAAATAAATATAACCATTTAATATTTTCAAATTAATCTACTTCAAGTATTGGTTCACCACTACCTCTACCCGTCTTAGCCACTCTAAGAATGTTAGGATTGGTACTAAATGTTTCAACCGGTGATAATCCGTCCGGTGTAGTTGCGGTTGTTTGTTGAGACCCTTTAAAGTAAGAACGCTGTAATCCTTCTGATAAATTATTTTTGTATTTATAATGTGTAGGAAAATATCCTCTAAGTGGTGTTATTCCTAGTACATCCCCACCGATGCTTGGAAAATATGGTATTCCAAAAGAACCGGTACTAAATGGTAGTATTCCCACTTTATATTTATATTTTGTAACAGGTTGTTTTTTATATCTAACTTGGTCACCTGGTTGATACCCATTTACAGGATATCCAGATATTTGAATGTTTTCAAATTCCGTATATTGTTCTTTAACTAAAAATATATTTTTTCTGCTTCCTGTTGTTTCCGAATTACCAAATACTCCCTCCCAATAGCTAACTAGGCCAGTACCATTTTTAGCATATAATCCAAATCCCGCATTTGCCAATGAATCTCTTTCCATTCCTATTTGAGTAGATGAAAATACATCCACACTACCAAGTAAAGTTTCTCCGGTTGGACAAAATATGTTAGCCGAACCGGTCTTTGGATATGTAGGAAATTCAGTACTTAAGTTATCACTTAAATTGTATATTATAGATGTATTATATGTAGGATTTGTACCTTCTAATATTATATTATCATTTGTTTCAATGATTGTATCATAGTTCGGCAATTCTACATTTAATTCAGTTAAATCTTTTAAATCTAAAAGAGAATTTTTAACTAAATATTCTAAATCTATTTTAGTATCATCTTTAGTATCTATCGTTGTATCATAATCATTTTTAAATGATTCCATTTTTTTCCAACGAGTTTTACTTCTTTCTAAATAATGTGGTTCAATTAATAACCCCTTTGATATTTTTGCTCTAGCAGGTGCTAAATCGGACAACACATCAAATAAAGATTTA